GCAAGCCCGGCGATACCGTTGATCAGATGAAATCCCTGATTAACTGTAAGGCACTGGGCGCGACGGGTCTTTCAGGTGGTTTTATCGACTGCACCACGCTGATAGACACCAACAAACAATTTATTTCCGATATGCCGGAAGGCCCCGAGAAATCATTGGGGTTCATTGATGATCCTGAAAACGTCGATTTTACGGCGTTCCTGAATGCAGCCCAGCGCCGCGAAACCGTCCAGTTTTACATTGGCCTGCCGAACAAGCGCACGGCGACCATGATTTTGGCGCTCTCCGGCTGGGAAATGAACGACATCAACGCGCCTGCCAGTGAAGTAATTCAAATCACGGTCAAGGGCAAACAAAACAACCTCGTCTGGGGTGTCGCCACCACAATCACTAAAGGACATGAATCATGAAAAACCTGAAAGCCGCCCTGTTAGCCCCACGCTCCCACGTGAAAGCGGTGGAGATTTTCGGTACTGCCGTCAATCTTCGCCGTATGACCGCTACCGAATTGATGGATCTGGAAGAAGCGGTGGAAAAACTCAGTGAGGCCGGTAATGGCCGTGAAGCCTCCCGCCTGAATGTCCAGATTGTGCTGGATTGTCTGGTGGATGACAAAGGCAAGCCCATCCCGCCCGGGGATCTGCCGACAGCCGAAGAACTGATGGATGCCCACGATAACGCCACGATTATTGCGGCGATTAATCTGGTGAAACGGCATTCCATCGGTACGCTGGAGGAGGCCGAAAAAAACTAACCCGGTCGCCGCTGCTGCATTTTGCGTTTACCCTCGCAGAGCAGCTCGGCGAAATAGACCCCTATCGCATCCTGTCCCTGCCCGCGTCCACGCTCAATGAGTGGCAGGCGTATTATCGGCTGAAAAACCGAACACGCCCGGGTGAGGCACCACCTGTTTCCGTCCCGGCTCCCCGCGATACCGAACAGGCGCAGTGTGATGCGGTCATGAAATTATTAGGTTAAATTATGGCGAATTTATCGACGTTAACCGTTGGCCTGCTGGTCAATGCCGTCTCGTTCAGGTCTCAGATTACAGAGGCCTACCGTCACGCCGGACGGGAATCGGAAAAATTTTCCGGTAAGGCGAAGTCTGACGCGAAGAAGGCAGAGTCGGCTTACCACTCGCTGGGCAAGTCGATTAAATCCGTGGGCGGTCAGCTGGCGCTGCTGTCCGGGGTGGGCTTTTCGCTGGGGTCTATTATCAATACGACCCGTAAATACGGACAGGCGCTCTCTGATCTGTCCGCCATTACGGGGGCGACGGGGGGACAGTTGAAGAAACTGGATGAAGCCGCGCAGCAGCTCGGCAGAACCACGGAATTCGGGGCAACCCGCATTGCCACCGCGCTGAAACTGATGGCCTCTGCCAAGCCGGAACTGCTGAAAAGCACGGAGGCATTGATACAGGCGACGGAGAAGTCGGTAATTCTGGCGCAGGCCTCCGGGATTGATCTGCCTAAAGCCACTAACGCGCTGGCACTTTCCCTGAATCAGTTTGGTGCCTCAGCAGAGCAGGCCGATCGTTATATCAACGTATTGGCGGCAGGGGCGAAATACGGTTCATCCGAAATCAATGAAACCGCGCAGGCCATTAAAAACGGCGGCACAATGGCGGCACAAGCCTCAGTCAGTTTTGAAGAACTGAATGCGGTGATCCAGATACTGGCCGCCGGGGGGATCAAAGGCGCAGAGGCGGGTACGGCCATCCGTAACGTCATACTGGCGCTGGAGAAATCCACGGATAAAAAACTCAAGCCGTCTGTGGTGGGGCTGGGGGCGGCACTGGATCACCTGAAAAGCAAGAAGCTGTCCACGGCAGAGGCGGCCAAATTGTTCGGGCGCGCCAATGTCAGCGCGGCCTCAAAATTAGTGGTGGGCAGAGGCAAGCTGGAGGAGCTAAAACAGTCACTGACCGGAACGCAGGTCGCGTATGAACAGGCCGGAGAACGAGCGAATAACCTCAGTGCCGATCTGGATGTTTTAAGCAGCGCCTTTGAAGGGCTGGCGGTTAAGGTGGGGGGCAGTGCAGATGGCCCCTTGCGCTCAGGCATTCAGGGGGCGACCAGTGCGATCAATACCCTGTCAGAGAATTTCAATCTGGTGGCCAATGTTGCGTTGTACACCTTATTGCCTGTTATGGCGACTAAACTAACGGCGGGATTACGCGAAAATGTCAGCGCATGGAAAGCCACTGAAAAAGCTACCCGTGATGCCGCTAAACAGCAGGCAGAAACCGCTAAGCGCACTATTGAATCTGCCAGGGCAGAGCGTGAGCGAGCCGCCCAGCAAAGCCGCTGGATGGCCACGCAAAGTGTGATCAATAAGCAGAATGGCGTTTATGTTAATTATCAAAAGGATTATATCGCCAATAGCCGCAAAATCAGGGAATCAATCATCACGGAAACCTCGGCAAAAAAGCAACTGGCGGAGGCTAACCGTAAATTATCCTATTCGACCCGCCTCATGTCGGGCGCGGCGGCGGGAGCCAGCGGGGCGCTTGCCATGGTTGGCGGTTCATTTGGTGCAGCCGCACTGGCAGGCTTTGCCCTGTATGGTCTGTATAACCACAGCGTCCAAACGAGAGAGGGATTGAGGCAATTAAAAGATACCACGATTGAAACTGTTGAAGAGCTGCAAAGACTTTCTAAGGTTAAGGTTCAGCTAAAGATTGATGACTGGAAGGAAAAACTAGAGGAACTACAGGGCGAGAAAAAACAGTTAGAAAGTAAGATGGGGGGATATTCTAATATCAAAATTAATCTCGCCAAGTCTCATGAAAAGAATGCATTTGGTCGTCTTTTTAACCGAAGCTCTAAAACTCTCCTTAAAGGACGAAATGAAACACTGAGTAAGCTGGAAGATACTTATGCATCAATAAAGCAAGTGCAAGAAGCAATAAAAAATGGAGAGCAAGCCTTTTCTGTAGGAAAGTTTGACGTACCGCCGCCTCCCCCTAAACCCGAAGGAGGTAACAACAATCCATGGACAGGAGAAGGAACGGGCGGCAATGATAAAGGCGATAAAAAAGGGAAGCAGGCTCTTAATCAGTATCAGCAATTACGCAAGGAAATTGAGCAAGCCCACACGACCAGCTTAGGGCGCATTATTCTCAGTGAACGAGAAATTCAGGGGAAACTCATTGAAGTCGGTAAATCAGGCTTGGTCTCTCAGAATGAATTATTACGCTTAAAAAACCTCAATGCCGAAAACCATCAGAAGCAACGTATAGAACTGGCCGAGAAATACGCCCCGGCAAAAGCCCTTACCCGTCAGGAAAAAGAAGCCAGTCAGGAACTCAAAGCTATTTATGATGCCCGGCTACTGACCGAGCAAGAATACCTGTCAGCCAGTAAAACGTTGTACCAGACTTCGGTCAAAGAAAAACTGGCGGAACAGGCGAAAGGGCTGGCAGCCCCCCGCCTTGATATGGCAGGGGAAGTTGATCCTGTCATTCAGCTACAAAACCAGCTCACTCAGCAAACCGCGCTGTACGATGCCTATTATCGTAATGGGCTTATCAGCAAAGAGCGCCATGAGGCGTTGGTGGCTGCGGCTACGAATAAATCCAAGGAATCGCAGTTTGCGGCTTCCAAGGAGCTTTATGCTTCTCAGGGTGACTTTCAGGCCATGCAAATGAACCTGTTAGATGTGGTAGAGCAGCGGACAGGGAACGCCTTAACCGGGATGCTGATGGGCACAAAGTCATTCTCTGAATCGATGAAAGAACTGTCGGCATCACTGGCACAGTCCATCATTCAGGATCTGGTTCGTATTGCGATGCAGGCACTGATCACCAAGGCGGTCTCGGGGTTTTTCGGGGGAGCGGGTGGCGGAAGTGCAACGCTGGCGAACGGTCAGGCGGTGCCGATGCCGCCCCAGAATATCAGCACGTTCGCTAAAGGGGGCGCGCTTTCCTCTCCAAGTCTCAGTGCTTACAGTGGGCAGGTTGTGAGTAACCCCACCTTATTTAAATTTGCTGATGGAGCGGGGTTGATGGGGGAGGCGGGGCCAGAGGCTATTCTGCCATTAAAACGGGGGCCTGATGGTGCTCTCGGTGTTCGTGCAGCAGGCGGCACGGGTAATCAAACGACCATCAAGGTTGATATCGTAGTGCATCCAGAGAAGAACAGTGAAGTGAAAACAACCAGCGGATTTGAATCAGCGGGGCAGGATATTGCGAAATTTGTCGATCAGCGATTCAAATCATTACTGCATAAAAGTTTAGGTCAGGGGGGTGATTTAAATGTGGCCATCAAAGGAGGCAGAAGATGATAAAAACATTCGATTTTCCCGCACGAGTGGGTGCCGCTGGCGAGTTTGAACCCGTGGTACGTTCCG